AGTTCCACTAGCACTACAAGGTCGTGTTCCATGCAAAGTTCGTGGCAACATCAGTAAGGGCGACATGATGATCAGTGGCGGTGGAGGATATGCTCGGCCAACACATAGTCCAAAGATGGGTACCATTATTGGCAAATCTCTTGAAGACTTTAGTGGCGAGGGTGTTATTGAAATCGCAGTAGGACGACTCTAATGTTGCCACCAGTACCGTCACCATATCTATCATGGAACGAGTATATCGAGAGCAACGCTCCTGCCGTTGCCTCGGCACAGGGAATTACACTTCAAGAAGCCAAAGCTAGTATCAAATTGTTAAATGTTGCAGAGCCTGTGCGTAGTGCAGTTGGACAGCCATATTATAGACAGTATAACGTATTCACGACCTGGAGTGCTAGGGCATTGCTGCCTGAGTTTGGCAGACCATGGAAGTTGTAAATTATCTTTACTTAATCAATTTCCATCCGTTGCTAGTCTTTAGTTTGCCTCTTTTAAGTTTATTGGTGTCTACTTTATCATCTAATTGTCGAAGATCATACTACAGCATTAGAGTGGGTGGGGATTGCAGTCTCGCGACTCACACTTTTATTTATCTTTTAGTTTATTTTCTTATATCGTGATAAATACATTACGTACAACGCAATAGGGCGTTTCGCACTGAAAAGTGTGGCGGCTAGAACCCGCAAAATTTCAAATCAAAGGAGACTACCGTGGGTCGTCCAATTAAAACCGCCAAACTAATCAATGGCATTCTTTCAGACACAGGATATGATAACGCAGACGGTCTAGGAGTTGTTGGTGGTGCCACTGGCACAACCGGCAAGCAAATCGTATGCGACTTTAAGCTAAATGGATCAACCTATACTGGTTGGATCGTTCGTCAAAAAGGCGCACGAAAGTTTCTAGTAGCCGAATCAGGCGGCGCTACTGGAACATGTGTTCTAGTTGATAGCCTTGCGGCAGACGGCGATATGACTGTGCAAATCACAACTGCGGCCGCCGCCACTAAGCGTTTACAGAAGTTTGGTGACACAATCGGCACAGCGTTTGATGGTACTACCTATCATCTATCATTTGGTGCAGCATCAGCACAGGCGCCAGCAGGCAGTGTGTATCAGATTGCTCAAGTAGCCTCAGCATAAAAGCATGGCCACTACATCAAGATTCCCGCGCTCTGTGAAAACGGAAACCGATGTTGCCGTTCTTCAAGTTCAAGTTCAGAACATTGAAGATCGAATGATCGAGGTTAAGGCGGGAATGCGCGATATCAATGAGACTGTAAAGGCCAATCATGAATCCATGCTTGGAATGCTTAAAGAAATGCAGCAGTCAGCAGAAAAAGCGCATGGTGATCTCAACAAGAAAATCAGCGCCCTTGAAAAATGGCGCTGGATGATAATGGGTGCGGGAATGGTCCTCGGATCTCTTGGCTTCGAGGCTATAGCAAAATTATTCCAGGCTCACTGAGTAAGAGTTTTCAACTTATCCTGAACAACATCTAAATTCACGGTGTTGAACAATCCAGGATGTAGTGGCTTAGGGTAATTACTGCCCTCTACCCAAGCGTATCCACAATGCTCCTCATTAAGTTGAGGAGCAAATTCTTCTTCCACTCGACAGAAGAATGTATGATAGGTAAAGTTGTTATTGACAAACTTCTGAATGGGAATCAATTGTCCACATGCAGGGAAGTAGTTCATTTCTTCCTCACATTCGCGTATAACATTTTCCATCAATGTTTCACCATCATCCATCTTACCCCCAGGTAAACTCCAATTCTTAGTATCACTTCGAAATAGATATAAATAACGATCGGTTGTGGCGCAGTAAAAAAAGACGCCGCTTGCTGTAATCATACAGTACTTATCTACCGAGGATTCTGTACTGTATTTTTAGATTACGATGGTATGATCTCCCTCCAGGTACCATCCTTCGTAAGACTTCATCCATTCTCCATTAGTGTATCGATATTGTACACCAGTAGTAGTATTGGTCACGTACTCAATTGAGCCAAGTTGATATGCTGCAACACTGTTGAAACTAACGATCCATTCGGCTAGACCAGCATCGTATTCAATAATGTCATTAGCATTAGCAACAAGATTTCCCCATGCTGCTGTGATATTGCTAACGTTGAAGCCTGATCCACCATTTACAATAGTATATGTGATATTACTATCGCTGTATGATGTACTAGATCCAATCTTTTGAATAATTAGTTGAGCATTGATAGATGTTCCTTGTAGATTTACAATATATGATCCAGATGCTTCTATGCTAGTGCCCTCAAATTCGCCTATGCTCAAAATATTTCCACTAGAACCAATACTATTGATTACAAATCTCATATCGTTTTGTGGGCTCATGCCACCCAATGAAGTTCCTGGAATTGTAATGCGCGACGCCTGATTACCGATATCTTCAACTATCAGATATCTTTGTCCAGCAGATGCAGTGGCAAGTCCAGCCCCAGGCCCACTGATCAGTGGATTAATCACGCTGGTTACATCAGTCAAGGTGTCCTGTGGAAGAGTGTCGGCATCGATACTGTATAACAGCAATCTGTCATCAAGTGGATCTTGCACAATTGTTCCAACAATTTCAGTTTCCATATATGGATTCTGCAGCCAAATTTGTGAAATTCCAGGACGTATCTTTCCGAACCCACTTAAATATGCTCCCCACATTATTCGCGTATCTTGTGGTGTTGGAAGTTCTAGATTGGAATTAGGTGGATTCAGAGCCGTATTATTTGGATACACCTGTAGCGTGTTATTCAGCAACAACAATTTGTATCCATATGGAGTTATTTTCTGACGAGTTCCCATCAGCAGATCATCATTCTGAATATCATCTAGTGTTGTGCCCTTATGAATGCTAGCAATAATCTTGTTAACCACACCCAACTTTTTCAATTTGATAGGCTGACTAATCCATATTGGCATGTAGAACTTCCAAGTCAGAATGTCAATATTGTTATTTGTTCCTGCTGGCACTTGACGACTGCTAAATGTAAGTCCGTCTTGATAAACAACACTTAGCGATGTCCAGTCAATGAAGTTGTCAGTACTTTGAATTTCTAAACTAGGGTTAAACAGTGTGCCAAATTGTTCAGCAAACTCTAATTTTTGATTGTAGTTAGTTGTCCAAAGATCCATAGTCATGCGCAGTGTATAAGGAACGGGCATTGGACGTTCAATTGTAAATGCTTGACCCTGTGTGCTATCAAATGAATTAGTGTCACTGTTATATTTGCGCTGTCTGACATTCATTTTTTCTATGAAGAATGGCTCTTGTGTGCGTTTTTGATCGTATTCAAGGCCACTGATCCAATAAGTTATCAATGGTGCACTAGGCAAACTACTAGCACTATTGTTTGCAAGTATTGTTGATGCCATTCGACTGCTATCGCCATACATTACAGGTATTCTTACGATAATATCATTGCCTTTTGCATCTTTGCCGCGCGTTACATGCCATTGACTGAGAATTTTAGCGAACTGTATAATGAATCTTCTTATTTGCGCGTCATAGAAATAATCTGCCATTTTGTTGTCCTATTTTACTGTGGTGTTAGGTTGTCAGGCTTAATACGCAATACCTGTGATAGTGCCTGCTTCTCTGTGGTAGTTGTTCCATTGGTCAATGTAGTCACATTGCTGTTGTTAATGAATTCACTCTTCTGACTCTTGTCGTTACTGTCGATGCCAGTGCCTGTTCTGACATTCTCACTGATGCGTACCCAACGATATCCGTCCCAACGAAACAGCACTTGCGGCAGATAATCGATTCGTAGGAAGTAGTCGCCTACCTTAGGACTACTTGGGAATGCTATGCCGCTGCCAGTTGGCAATCCATTTGGCGCAGTACCATCACCTGTTAAGTATCCAGCAAGATAGCCGAAGCCGCGCGGACTAGTTCTTGCAATATACTGGAATCTAGGATCACAATCGCCACGATAATCCATGTCTGATGATACTACGCCTGTAAAGTCATATGCAATTTGTAGTGCAGTGCCAGCAGGTATACTAGATATGGTCGCAGCGCTAACTGTTATTGTTTTGTTCGCAGTGTCGATTGCAGTAATTCTTGTGCCAGTTGGGAACACTGATATCTTTGATCCGTTTGCGCTAGTAACTGTGGCACGAATCAATAAACCTGTTGTTAAACTTGTAGGAGTAGATAGTAATTTGATAACAGTAGCCAGTGCATTAGTGGTCGATGCAGTGATAACTAGACTAACGCTTTGATCTCCAGTACTGTATGTATTATCTGCAGTGCCATATGGACCAGTAACAGGCCCAGTTGCGTATGCGGATATAGCGTATTCCTTCTCAAGACTGCCGCTACCATTACCAATAACTTCTTGCTCTAGTGCAACAGACTCTAGACTAAGTTGAACGAACTTATCTAGTGCAGAACTAGAATCTACTGTCATGTCCCATATACTAGCAACTGCTTCTCTAGAAACGCGAATAACTGGACTTGCAACTTTGTAATTAGGATTGCGCATCAGAGCAACAGTTCCATATGCGGTTGTTGGCGCACCGTTTGTGATCAGTGTGTTATCTGGTGGTGCAGGATGATTGATACCATCGTTGCCAATAGTTGCTGTACTTCCTGGTGTGCCTATTTCATCATATGTAGGCACAACATATAGATTGGAAGTATCATAGCCACTCAGTGGAAGCAATCGTTTTGCTTCATTCAATATAGCATCATTGATCTTGATGTTCTGTGCATAACGACCAACCGTATCTCTGAGAGAACTGTCGGTATCTTCCTTCCAGTATGTGGTATTTGGTGGCACTGTGCCAGCTGGAACGGACGCTATAGAAATGTAATTGACACCACCATATGTCATTGTATATCCTGGTGGATATGTCTTAGTGCTGTCCCATGTGCCGGTGTAGTTGTCCTTTTCCATCGGCTCGTCAAGTATCTGAGCGAACTCTTGACTGTCAGATAGTGGTTCACACTTGATACGCCATAAGTGTGAGTACCATGTTAGACTGTATCCTTCACTTGCGTAGTTAGCGTCCGTAACTTGATAGTAACGCTTGAGGCTATACTTGAGTGCAGTATTCAGTGGATAGTCATCAAGTAAGTGGGGCAATTCGATGACATCTCCCACCATTAACTTGCGTCCTACTAACTCAATCATCGTATTGAAGTGCACTACGATAAAGATAATGTCGCTGTTGAGGAACAGACCAAACTGGCTGAGATCAAAATCATGATTCTGAACTTGATAGTGACCTCGCAATCTGATAATATCAGTGTCATATTTGCGATCACGATTCTCAAGAAACAACAGGTCTTGGATGTTAGTCACACTATCAGATGAAGAATATTGTGGCTGAGTATAGTCATTACTTGCTGTCGTATTGACACCAAGGTATTTGTGCACGTAAAGATCGGTGCCGCCTACTACGAGTGTTTCGGCAACGGTCCGATCTATGAATTTGTAGTCATTGGACTTCTCAGTGCGATAGAGTGAAAGACGAGGCATTTTGTATTTATCACACATTTGAGCAAGTGCAGATTTGACAAATAATCGCCTATCTGCTATACTGAGTACATGAAAAAGGAACAAGTCATGAAAAAAGGCGAAATGCTGGGCAAGATGCTGGTTCTTGTGGCCAATGCCCACGCTGGTCAATTTGATCGCGGTGGCAATCCCTATATTCTCCACCCACTGAAGGTCATGCATTACCTCAAGACCGATGATGAAGAACTCATGTGCATCGCGCTGGGTCACGATGTCATTGAGGACACGACAGTCACATACAAGGACCTCCGTGAGGCCGGTATCTCCGAGCGAGTGATTCATGGCATCGCTGCCCTGACAAAGATGCCTGGTCTGACCTACGAAGAGTACAAGCAGGGCGTGTTTGGGAACGTTGATGCCATGCGGGTAAAACTGGCCGATCTGCGCCACAACACCGACATCCGTAGGCTCAAGGGCGTGACTGAGAAGGACATCGCCCGTATGGCCAAGTACCACCTGTTCTACACCGAGATCAACGCACGGCTGGCAGAGCTTGACAAATAATCAACATCCTGCTACACTACACCCTCTCAACTAATTCATTAAAGGATCCAAAATGAAGATGATTTCCGTACTACTGGTAGCCGTCACTCTTGCGGCATGTTCTGAGAAGCCCGCACCGGTGTCTGCGCCGGCGCAAGTATCACAGCCTACCGAGACCTCGGTGGTCGCTGCGGCTGTTGCTGCATATCAGAGTGAGTTTGCCCGAACATTCATGCAATCATGCGTTGAATCTGCCGTTGAGTCATTCAAGGCTACTAGCAATCAAGCAACCGCCGATCAGTCAGTGGTCAACAAGTTGACCGAACTGTGCAATAAGGAGCTTCAGAAGTTCCCCGGTCAGTGAGCTTGACAATAAATACGGTTTCTGATAAGCTACCAACATAGTCGATAAAGAGAGGTTGCTATGAAGTTGTCCAAGACCGAAGTCGCTCTGATCCAACGCGCCAAGCAAAACGGTGGCACGGGTGGTTTTGAAACCCGCTACGGTCGTGGACCGTGTGGTGGTCGCCTCAATCATGGTGCCCGTCAGCGTGACGCCCTGCTCTCCCTGGAGAGCCACGGTCTTGTGACCATTACCGTGCGTGAGCCGTGGCAAGACTATAACCGTGGCTACGGCAGCGGCGGCACGATCTTTGCCTACCGTCTGAACGCTCAAGCTTGACAATAAATAGCAGTCCTGCTATAATAGACCCTATGAATCAAGACACCTTCGAACACGATCCGCGTGACTACGCCATCGAACTGGTGGAGTCTGGTGCGGTCAACGCTCAAACCCTGCTGGAATGTGCGCTCAAGTACCTGAGTCACGATGATGTCCGCAAGATGCTGGACTGGAACAAACTCAGCCCGCGCTTCATGCCCGAACACCAAGACTGATACAAGGACACCCAATGGCTACCAAGACTCGCAAGATTCCGACTGGCATTCTGCCTGCACTGCGCACCGATGATGCTGGCCAGGGACCTGAGCCCCACTTCGACACCGACACTCAACCGTCGCCTGACACTCGCAAGTTCACGCTGGTTCGGGCACTGGGCTGGTACTCTACCATGTCCAACCGCAAACTGGCCAAAGACTGGCTGCTTCACTACGCTCAAGAGCGCGGTGTGGCCACTGTCGACCTCAAGACTCTGAAGACCGTTCATGAGCGCGAGTACGACCTGCAACTTGGTGCCCTGGCCCGCCTTGCTGGTCGTGGTCTGGTTCATACCGAAGCCGAACTGGCCCGCATTGGCGATCATCTGAAGACTCTGCTGGACACTGCTACAGTCACGTCCACTGAAGCGTCCGACGCGCCTGAGACTGAGGTGGTCAGCAATCGACCGAACATCCAGGAGATCATGCGTGATCGTGCGCGTGAGGCCGCTGGTGATCTTGAAGGCCTGTTCGATGACTACGCGACTGCGGGTTGCCCACAGCCTGTGTCGGTCAACGTGATGGGCGTACTGACCCAGCACAATGTGATGGCCCAACATGTGGGCATCATCATCGATGTGTGGACCGCGCGTCGGGCAGAGTTTGAAGCGGTGCAGGACGGTGATCCTCAACTCAAGGAAGGCTACTCTCAGTACACCAAGATCGGCATGCGCAACATGATCAAGTTCGTTGACGCAGTGCTTGCTGGTCTGCAATCGTACAGCACGGTCAAGAAGGCCGCCAAGGCTCCCCGTAAGAAGAAGGCAGTGCCTGTCGAGAAGTTGGTTGCCAAGGTCAAATACCTCAAGACCTTCAAGGACGATGCACTCAAGTTGGATCTGGTGTCACTGCACCCGTCCAAGTTGGTCGGTGCTAGTGAAGCATTCTTCTACGACACTGCCAAACGTAAGTTGGTCTATGTGGTTGCTGACTCGCATGCCGGCTCACTGGGCGTGAAAGGCACGACACTACTCGGATTCGACGCCGCTGCCAGTGGCATCAAGACCGTGCGTAAGCCTGCCGAGATCGTCAAGAAACTGATGGCTGCTGGTAAGCCTGCAAGCCGCAAGGTGTTCACTGAGTTGACGACTACTCATGCTGCATGGAACGGTCGCCTTAATGAGAACACCATCATTCTGAAAGCGTGGTAATCTATGTTTCCCGACGATACTGAACCCTTCAATCCCCGTGACACCCAATCGCCCATCGCCCAACGAATGAGAGAGATGATGGTACCGATTGACAAAGCAATCATGTTGACTGATGATCGGAATGACCGTCTGATGTTGACATGCGCTATGCTGCAGCGGGTGCGAGAACTGTTTGACCACGAACTTGGTGTAGAGGGACGACGAATGATGTTCAAGGATCTAGCGTAAACAAGGAGAACCACAATGACCGATAAGATTGACCTAGAAAAGTACACCAATTTCGTTGCTGCTGTTACCAGTGTGCCTAGTAACGACCTGAATGCATTCATTGACCGTTGCGTAGAACTTGAGACTACCGGCAATCAAACCTATCAACGCAGCGTCAACATGCCACTACTGTTGACAAGTTGCCTTGGCCTGGCCGCTGAGAGTGGTGAGTTCACGGAGATCGTCAAGAAGATGGTCTTCCAAGGTAAGCCACTGAATGACGACAACTTTCGACACATGATGCTGGAGTTGGGTGATGTGATGTGGTACTGGGTCAATGCTTGCCGTGCACTTGATCTTGACCCTAACGTAGTGATCGCTGCCAACGTGGGCAAACTAAAGGCCCGCTATCCAGGCGGCGAGTTTGACCCGTACATGTCCGAGAATCGTCGCCCCGGCGATCTGTAAACCACACCGTGTTGCGCTCTCCGCATAAATACAGGAGAGGCAACACAACATGGCAACAGGCATACTGCAAACACCTACCAATCTGACACTAGAACAACTAAAGCAGGAGTTGTATCAGAACCTGCGCTATCGTCTTGGTGATGGCATCATTGACCTTGAACTTGATGACGAGCACTTTCAGAGTGCGTATGTCTATGCGATAAAGATATATCGTCAACGTGCGCAAGGCGCTACCCAAGAGACATACACGTTGCTGACCTTAAACAAGGACGTTGACACATACACGTTGCCTAGTGAGTACATCAACGTTCGCAATGTGTTTCGCAGAACGATTGGTCTTGAGACAGGGCCTGGCAGCACAGCATTTGATCCATTCAGCAGCGCGATTCTCAATACCTACCTCCTGAACTACAACTTTTCGGGTGGTCTGGCTACCTACCACCTGTACGCCTCTTATGTCGAGCTAGCTGGAAAAATGTTTGGCCAACATATCATCTACACGTTCAACCCGGTGACAAAAGTGTTGCGTATCGTTCGCGATCCAAAGGCAACTGGTGAACGAGTGCTAATCTGGGCTGACATGCAGCGACCAGAAGAAGAGCTGCTGCAAGACCCTTACAGCGGCGTGTGGATCGGCGACTACATACTGGCATCGCTCAAGTTGACAATCGGCGAAGCACGCGAGAAGTTCGGCTCTGTGCCGGGTCCTCAAGGTAGTGGGCAACTCAACGGCACTGCGATGAAGAACGAGGGCAAAGAGATGCAGAAAGAACTGCTTGAAGACCTGAAGCGCTATGTGGATGGATCGCAGCCGATTACCTTTGTTATAGGCTAATACGTCAGATGAGTAAGCGCTTAGTTGACATCGTGAAGGAAGTGATGTAAACTATGAGAATGAAGAAGATCATTGCAATTTCAGGGCTGATTGGAAGCGGCAAAGACACTGCGGCCAATCTACTGATCACCAAACATAGTTTTACCAAGATTGCGTTTGCCGACAGCCTCAAGGATGCTGTTGCTGCTATATTCAGTTGGGATCGCAGTATGTTAGAGGGTTCAACACAGGAATCTCGGGCATGGCGTGAGACTGTAGACGACTGGTGGGCACAGCGACTAGACATCCCGCACCTAACCCCTAGATGGGTGCTGCAAAACATGGGCACCGAAGTGCTACGCAATCACTTTCACGACGACATTTGGGTTGCCAGCGTTGAGCGCAAGATACACACCTGTGGTCACAGTGTAGTCATCACCGACTGTAGATTCCCTAACGAGATTGCTGCAATCAAGCGAATCGGCGGAACTACTGCCCGAATCTATCGTGGACAGGACCCTCAGTGGCTAGAGTTAGCTAAGAGTGACATGGGCGAGTTTCGTAGACAGTATCCGCATGTGCATGCTAGTGAGTACAGCAGTGTGAATCTAGAGTACGACTACTACGTCAACAACAACGGCACCATAGTAGAGTTGCATGCTCAACTGCGTGAGATGTTGCGCTAAGATAATCGATCTACCTATCCACCTGTAGATCACCGCGCCGCCAGTTTACCTGAGTGCGCTTGACCACCTCAATACAGTTGAGACACACTGTGCGTAGATTGTGTAGACTACAGTCCTCAAGATTGCCGTTGATGTGATAGACTACTAACTGTGCGCTGTATGCTGCCTTGAAGCCGCAGCAGTCACAGTGTGGCTTCTTCTGATAGCCACCAGCCGCCCACCGCGGCTTGAATGGCGGCAACTTAGATTTCGGGGATATACAAGAAGCGCATTGGCGCCTATAATGAGGAACTCCATTTTTTATGTAATTTACCTTGCATGGAACCTTATTACAACTGTTACACATAGGTCTACTTGAATGATCTGGTGATATTCCATATGAGCCATTGTTGATACTTTTTTGGATGCGCGTTTCTTGTCTGGCTTTTTTTATCTCTTCCAGACGCTCTTTTTCTTTTGCTCTCGCTTCTCTCTTCTTTTTCCGATCTTCCTTTTCAATTTGCTTTGCTAATCTTTTCTTCTCTCTTTCAGCTAATCTTTCTTCTCTACGTTTGTTTTTATCATCACGTTTTTTTTCTAAAAAAGGTAACATTTTTAGTCTCTGTCTTTCTATTGACGCTTGACTTTTCTTTTTTCCCTTGGTCCATCCTGGCCCTCTATGACCTCCAGGTGCAATATTCCATCCTATAGTCTTTTTAGGCCTCATTTGTTCTTCTATTTCATAACAGTAAGCCTCTTCCCCATTTAGCAAAACATCTTTTACTAAATTTTCCCAGCCATATTTTTCTACGACACGAACTAAATGAGGGTTTTTATGTTTGCCTGCTCGAATGTCTTTCAGATGACCATTCAATCTTTCTTCAACGCATTTACTTACGCCTAAGTAACCTTCGGTCAAGGGATCTGTGTGTTCTTCTAAATGAATCCAATAAATGCTCGCACTTTTCAATCTCATAAAAATCTCCGAAGCCATGGATATTTATGATAATGCGACAAACACACATGAATTTTTATAACTCATGATAAATAACTTCATGAGACAAACTAGGAAAGTGTAGCCTCATAATATTTACACAAAGGAAACAAACTATGTCACTAACAAGCCCAGGCGTAGAAGTCACGATTGTTGACCAAAGCCAATATCTACCAGCAGCAACCAATAGTATTCCACTATTTATCGTTGCTTCTGCTCAGAACAAGACCGATGCTACCAGTACAAGTGTTGCAGCCGCAACTACTAAGGCAAATGCTGGTAAACTCTATCAAGTTACCAGTCAGCGTGATCT